CATGCGCGTGTACGGCGGCTCCGATTATGCAGTTACGGCAGATGGAGGAGATTATACGGTCCATGCTGTCGTCGGGCTCGATCCTGAAGGACGCATGTATCTATTGGACCTCTGGCGCGGCCAGACAGCTTCAGACGAATGGATCGAAGCTATCTGCGATCTCGTCAAGGAATGGTCTCCAATAGGCTGGGCTGAGGAACAGGGTCAGATCCGTTCCGGTATTGGTCCGTTCCTGGATCGACGCATGAGAGAGCGCAAGGCATATGTCTTCAGAGAGCAGTTTCCGACACGCGGTGACAAGGCTATCAGAGCCCAGTCCATCAGAGGCCGAATGGCTCTTGAAGGACTTTATGTACCAGTCAACGCTTCCTGGTGGCCCGACCTCCGCAGCGAGTTACTGTCTTTCCCGGCTGGCAAGCATGATGACCAAGTCGACGCGCTTGGACTCGTCGGACAGCTCCTGGATCGAATGACATCCGGCCAGCATCCCGCCAAGCCTGAAGTGCCCAAGAACCAGTCCGGATATAAGCGGCTCGACGTGAGCGCGACTGAGAGTTTTAAGGCATATTGAAGCATGGGGATTATCAATCGAATGAAGGGGCGAAAGTTGCTGTTAGATCTTCTTCGATTGAATGGTGCTGGGCATATCGAGGCCGCATGGAATGTCTTTCGTGGGATGACGTTCGGCAAGTGCATGTATTATCCTCGGAAAGTGCGCGACGACATGCGCGCTCAGCGGCTTAAGGCATATTGACATGATGAGCATTTCACACTGGGGCATATTTCGGCCGCTGCTCCCTCCGATGTTGATGTGCAAAGGCTATAAGCTCGCGGATGGCACAACGGCTAATTGGGATGATCCCGGCGCTGTTATTGAGATCGTGCCGCTTTCGCGGGGCGAACCGCAGCCGATCTATCATCAGCCCGACGCTTTTCAGCGAGCATTTGGCTAGCCCATGGAAGCATCAGTTGCAGCCTCGGAGCCCATGAAGCCATTTCAAGCTGAGGACGGCAAAGAGTACTATGTCATGTACGTGCCTGCGTGGGTCATGGAAGACTTCAGAGAAGCCTTAAATCCATGGCCAGAGATTTACAGGTCTGCTCGTCTGCGACTGCAGAAGATTAGCGCATAATGCAACCAGCTATTTCAGTATCGTCCTCGGAGCCCATGGCCTCGGGGGGCGGAAGCTCGGCTGTTGACAGCAGCGATCAGTATCTATCCGTCGATAAGCTGAAGAAGCAATATTTTGATTTTTTAGGTGCCAAGACCGCTGAAATCGAGGAAGCGCGGGAAGCCAGGCATTACTACCACGGTGACCAGTGGACCGAGCAGGAAATCGCCGTCCTTCAGCGTCGTAAGCAGCCTGTAGTCACGTCGAACCGTATTGAGCGCAAGATCAACGCGGTTGTGGGGATTGTCGAGAAGCTACGGCAGGACCCGAAGGCGTATGCTAGAACACCTCAGCATGAACAGGGAGCAGATGTCGCTACCGCGGTGATGCGGTACGCTCTGGATACCAATGACTGGAAAAGCAAATCAACTCGAAACGCTAGACTCGGTGCTATCGACGGTATCGCCGGAGTTGAGTTCGATCTCGAAACCGGAGACCAAGGAGACCCGGATCTTGGAATCCACATTGTCTATGCCGATACGTTCTTTTACGATCCTAGATCCTTTGACGAAGGATTCACCGATGCTCGTTACATGGGTATCGCTAAGTGGATCGACGTTGATCAGGCCAAGGAACTAATCCCGTCCAGGGCTTCCGAGATCGACGACCTGATGGAGGCCGGCTCCGACATCACCTCGTCGGCCGATCAGGATCGTGAACGGGTATGGGTCAACACTAGCCTGAAACGGCTTCGATTGGTTGATCACTGGTACATCTGCAAGGGCAAGTGGTGCTGGACGCTTTACATCGGGAACACTGTCATGCTGCAGGGCGAAAGCCCATTCCACGACGAGAAAGGGCGCACATTTCCACGGTTCCTGATGTTCTCGGCCAATGTGGATCATGACGGCGATCGGTACGGGTTTGTCCGAACGCTGAAGTCCGCTCAGGACGAGATCAACATGCGCCGATCCAAGGCGCTGCATCTGCTCAATACGCGCCGGATCATCTCGGAAAAGGGCGCGGTTGACGATGTTGAGATCGCCCGTCGAGAATGGGCCAAGCCTGATGGTTGGGTTGAGACCAACCCGGGCCTGAAGATGGTTCCCGACGAGTCAGCCAATCAGGACTTCTCTGGTCAACTGGAGATGCTCCAGGAGTCCAAGAACGAGATTGAGAACTTCGGACCAAATCCGGCCTTGGTGGGAGAGGGTCTGCAGGACAGCTCCGGCCGTGCCATTGCCCTGTTGCAACAGGCAGGCATGGCCGAGCTTGGTCCTTATCTTTCGTCGTTCAAGAACTGGAAAATTCGGGTTTATCGCTGCATCTGGAACATCATCACCGAACACTGGAAGGCCGAGCGCTGGATCAGGGTTACCGACGATCAGAATGTTGCCCAGTTCTTTCAGATCAACAAACTCGATACGGATCAGTGGGGACATCCGGCGATCGTTAATGCGATTGGATCGATGGATGTGGACTTCATCATCGATGAGGGGCAGGACAGCATCAATATGCAGGCCGATGCTGCCTCCACATTGCAGGCACTTGGGCCGCAATTCGCCCAGCAATTCCCGGAGATCGCCATTGAACTGAGCCCGCTTGAAGCGGTCATAAAGACCAAGATGCTCAAGAAGATCCAGGCGGCCCAGAACGCGCCACCCAAGCCTGATCCGAAGGTGATTGCCCTGCAGGCGCAGCAGCAGCTTGACGCTCAGGCAGCTCAGCAGAAGGCGCAGCTCGACCAGCAGACCGCAGCGCAGGATGCCCAACGCAAGCAAGCCGAGTTCGTGGCTGAACAGCAGCGTGAAACGCAGAAAGCCGCGTTCGCCCGTGAACAGGCCGGCAATCAGGCTGCATTTGATTGGCACCTGACTGAACAGCAATCCGTCAACGAAATGGAACTGGAGCGCCGCAAGGCCGCCAACCAGATGGAAATCGAGCGCATGAAGGCTGCGGCTGGTATCCAGGCCGCCCGTGAGAAGGGCGAGGTCGATGCCGAGATCGCGCGCACGAAAGCCAAGGCTCAACCGAAGGAATCCGCGACATGACCCGTATCCTCGTTATGTTGGCAGCCCTGTTATTTTCCGGCACTGCGATGGCGCAAGCAGCCTATCCCCAAGGAGCTATACCGATCACGGCGAGCGGCAACGGAACCACCGGCGCGATTGCAGCTACCATACCGGCGTTTGCCAGTAAGACGGCTTATCTATGTGGATTCTATTATACGGGAACTAATGCCACGGCTGCTCAGACTGGTTCTGTCACCGTCACCGGAGTTATCGGTGGTACGATGTCGTTTGGCTATCCCACGCTGGTTGTGGGAGCGACCATCCCTGTTACGATTCCGATCGACGAGGCGTTCTTGCCTTGTGTGCCGGCGACAGGTCAGAACGTCGCAATAGTCGTCAATGGCCCGGCCCTCGGGGCTGGAGCGACATTGGCCACTGTGACGGCTTGGGGCTTTTATAACTAAAGCAAAAGCCTCCAGAACTAACGAGATCGTTCGCCTGCACGACAAAGGGCAAGACTACCCGCAAGCCTGAGCGATATCAGGCGCAACGTGATCGCACGATACGCGAAAGGGTGAAGTATGTCGACCGAAGCAATGACTCAAGTTCCACTGGAAGGACTGACTGACGAGCAACTGTTCAACGACGCCAATAGTGACGAAGCACCGGCGGAAGCCGTTGTAGAGGCGCCTGAGGCTTCCGCAGAACAGGACGGACAACCACGGGACGAAGCCGGACGCTTCGCTGAGAAGCCAGCGGACGAGCCTGTAAAGGCTGTTGTGGAGACGGTAGCTGAGAAGCCGGCCGTTGATGACAACGCGGCTCAAGTTCCATCGTGGCGTGTTCGGGAGATCAACGAGGAAAAGCGTCAACTTTCCGATCGACTGACAGCACTTGAGACCGAAAGGAACCAATGGCTGGCGGATCGTCAACGCCTCCAATCTCTTGAAAAGCCACCGGAGCCGGCTGCAAAGCCCGATCCGCTGCTTGATCCGGAAGGATATGAGAAGTATCTCGAGACCAAATTCGAGGAAAAGCTTCTCAACAATCACCGGGAATCCAGTCTGTCCCAGGCTCACCGGACCTACAAGACGGAGTTCGAAGAGGCTTACGCGGCTGCACAGAAACAGATCGATCCTGCTCTCAAGGCTCGAATGCAACAGTCCCGTGACCCCGGCGAAACCCTGATCCAGTGGCACCGTGAGAACAAGACCCGTGCTGAAGTCGGCAATGACCCCAACGCATACTTTGACAAGCGCTTTGAGGCGTATCTCGCAGACCCGGCCAACCAGGCCAAGGTCATGGAGCGCATTCGAGGCGGAGCGCAACCCCAGCCTGGAGCCCCAAAACAGGCATCGGTAGTTTCAATGCCACCATCCCTGACCCGAGTTGCCGCCGCGGTCGATAACACCGCGGAAGACAACGACATTTCGAACGATGGGCTCTGGCGTCACGCCAACGCTTAAAACCAGCCGTATTCTGATGACCGACCCGCCTAGATGGCGGGTTTTTTGTTGGGCTGACGGCTTCAGAAAGGACTAGCCGTTATGGCTCTCACCACCATTCAGACCAACAATAAACTCATCAAGTTCACCCAGCAGGTGAACCGGGAGTGGGTACGCGAAAACCTGTTCGCCCCGTACATGGGCGAATCCATCACCGCCATCATCCGCAAGCGGATGGAGCTCACCTCCGGCGGCGAGCAGATGAACATCCCGCTGGTTGCCCGTCTGGCAGCTACCGCGATAGGCTCCGGCCCCCTGGCAGGAAACGAAGAGAACGTCGACAACTACGGTATGCGCGTCTGGATCGACTGGGCACGTAACGCGATCAAGACCAACAAGGCGGAAAAGCAGAAGGACTCATCGGCGATCTTCGACGTGGCCCGGCCGCTTCTGTCGGACTGGCTGAAGGAACTGAACCGGGATGAGATCATCCAGGCGTTCTATGCATTGCCGACCGAATCCGCGCCAGCGGGTCTCGGTTCGGCTGGTGGCCAGCGCATCAATGGTATCCTGATTGGTGACTCGACCGCTGCTCAACGTAATACCTGGGTGACGGACAATGGCGATCGTGTCGTGTTCGGGCAATTGAACTCGAACTATAGCACCACATTCGCGACTGCGACCGCAACGCTGGACACCACCAACGATATCGTCAACACGACGAACATGAAGTTCCTCAAGCGCGTTGCCAAGGCTGCCAACCCGAAAATCCGGCCTTTCCAATTGAAGGACGGTAAGGAATACTTCGTGGCCTTCCACGGTTCACGGACGTTCCGCGATCTGAAAGCGTCTCTGGATACCATCAACCAGACCACGCGTCCGCGTGAAGGCGACGGCTTCAACAAGAACCCGATCTTCCAGGATGGCGACCAGATGTATGACGGTGTGATCCATCGGGAAGTCCCTGAGATCGATGGCTTGGCGCCGACGCTCTACGCGACGGCTGGCGCTGGCGGCACGACTGCCATTCGTCCGGTCTGGCTGTGCGGTCAGTCGGCGATGGCGATGGCTTACGGACAAATGGCCAAGCCAACGCAGCTCGACAACACCGATTACCAGTTCAATCGTGGTGTCGGCATCGAGGCGGCTTACGGCCTTGCCAAGATGTTCAAGAAGACCACGGGTGGAGCCCTCAAGGAATGGGGTATATGTACCGGATTTTATGCTGCAGCACCAGATGCTTAGTAGAAATGGCGGTTTCTATACGTGCCGCCACTTCTCCCGTCTTGTTATGAGACTGATCGTTCTCTGAGAAACGCCAAACATCTTGCCAATATCTTTTTGGAGGAATCTTCCAGATCGATATAGTTCGATTATCGCGGGGATGTCCGCCTCTTTCAGTTTTGAGGTTCCGTTTTTTGAACCAAGATTCGGATTGTTGGCGGGCGTTCTTTTCAAGACACGAAACGAGTGCTGCATATTGACCGATCTCGAGCAGACCTCGAGGTTGGTCAATCGGTTGTCTGACGTAATGCCGTTTAGGTGGTTGATTTCTAGGCCTTCCTGTATCGGGCCATTGAAAGCCTGCCAAACCAAACGGTGTGCAAGAGGATCCTTTCGGACCCCATCCTTGCACAGGTGAAACGTCACATATTTCCCGTTTCTCCGGGGAGCGAGTTGCTTCAACACAGACCTTGGGTTCTTCCCATAGGTTGATGTGCGGGCAACTAATCCTTCGTCCGATACCGAGTAGCATTCCTCATAACCAAGCACGGGTTTCCAAATCATCTTCAACCTCCATGGTTACAGGAATGTAGCCTGAAGGGTGAGTTCTATCAATCCCAATCTTTAACATCAAGGAGAAACCCTCATGGGTACCGGACAACCCGCCCGCAATTTGGGCTTTCAAGTAACTCAATATCTTCGTACTCCGATCACGTTCACCAATCTCGGAACTGTCAGCATCGTCAATCTCGGCACCTTGCCGGCCGGTTCGGTGGTTCTGCGTTGCGGTGTCGTGCTCTCGGTTGTTTTCAACTGGGGCACCAACAATCTGCTCAAGATTGGCACGGTTGCGGCGGACACTACGTTCTCCGGTGCAACCCTTTCCGTGGCTGCGCTCGGCCTTACGGCTGGTGTTCCTCTTGCGGCGGCAGCCATGCTGCCTACGGCGGATACATTGGTGATCATCACGTCGCTTGCTACCGGCACTCAGGCCACTACTGGCGCCGGTATCGCGTTCCTCGAATATCTCCCCGTGGCCTAAGCCTCCCTTGGCCTAAACTTGAGGGGGCGGGATAAAACTCGCCCCCTTCTTTTTAACAGGAGATTACATGGCTAAATTGACTTGGCTTGGCGAAGACGATCTCCACGAAGGATCCCCAGGGCCTTCATTCTGTATAGCTTTTGGTGGAATCAAATTCCCCAAGGATCAGCCAGTTGAGGTGACAGACAAGGATTTCATCGCGCGGGCTCGCAGGAACCAGTTCTTTGATGTCGATGATACGGATGAGTTCGTATCGACGCATCCTGAGCCAAAGCGCCGCGGCCGGCCGCCGAAGGCTGATCACGCCGATGTCTAAGACCCGTCAACAGATCCAGTTCAAGTCCTTCGCCATCCTCACGGGCGGCGATGTCGGCGTGGGCGTGTCTGCTGAGGATGCGACGGATCTAGACGGGTACATTGACAGCGTCGTGGCTGAGCTGAACTCGGATGGCACGATCTATATCGACGATCCGGATGCATTGGACGACGCGCTGTTCATCACGTTCTGCAAGCTGGTAGCGAATGCGGCTGCGGACGAGTTTGCAGGAGCTTCAGATGAGAACAAAGCCCAGTTGCTGAGGAACAGGCTTCGTGTTCTGGTCCGGCAGACGCCGGGGTTTGGCCCGCAGATCGTGTCCTATTTCTGATGGTCTCGATCCCAATTCCTTGGCCATTGAGTTCTTCGCCTGGCTCTTCATCGCAGGAGAGCGCGGGTAGGTTAGTGAACGCCTACGCTGAGCCAGCGGGCAAGGATGTTAACGTTAAAAAAGGTTTTACGCCTCCGGGCGTTATCTGGCGTAAATCCCCCGGCCTTTCCCTGTTCAGCACCTCAGCCGCTCAAACAGGCTTCCGCGGTCAGATCCTCGTTGACAGCACGCTCTGTGTAGCCTGGTCCGGGAAGGTTACAAAGGTCACGTCGCTGGGCGTTGAAAGCGTGATGACCGGCTCCCTGACGGGCACGGAAAAGGTCTTCTTCGCCCGTAACAACAAGTCAACGCCGGATGTGGTCTGCGTGGCTCCCGGGACTGGCGCGTTCTCGGTGCTGGCAAGCTCAGTCATATCTTTTGCGGATCCAGACATTGGAGCACCTAACAGCGTCGGGTTCATGGATGGGTTCTTCATCTTCACCTATGGCGACGGGACGATCCAGGCATCAGGTTTGAATGATGTCACGATTTCAACTTTGGACAAGACCAAGGAACAAGCCAAGCCGGGCGGGCTGACAAGAGGCCTTCCGTTTAACGGTCAGTATTACGTCTGGGGACCGAATTTCGGGGCTGTATATAGCGATACGGCACAAGCCACGGGGTTTCCGTTCACGCGCTCCTACGTCATCCAGCGGGGCTTGATAGGGCCTTACGCGGTCGCGGGGCATGAGGACGGGTTTGGCTCTGCCCTGATCTGGGTGGCGGATGACAACTCGGTTGTGCAGGGAAATGGAACGCCGAACCCGCTGAAGATTTCGCCGCCTGATCTAGACCGATTGATTGCACTGGTTTCTGACAAGACCACGTTGGAAGCCTCTGTCTACATCTCGCAGGGGCATCCTAAATGGGTGATCTCCTGCCCGACGTTTACTTGGGAGTTCGATCTAGGATCTCAAAAGTGGAACGAACGTGCGAGCTATCTTCAGACCAGATGGCGCGCGATCGGCGGCTGTTCTGCTTTTGGAAAGTGGCTGGTTGGAGACACGCAGGGCGGACGGCTGCTCTATCTCGATCAGACAGCTTTCCTCGAATATCAAAGTCCTCTGGTGATGCAGATGGACTCCGGGCCGGTGGTTGGCTTTCCAGCACAGACCAAAGTAGGCAAGGCGGATTTCAACTTCATCATGGGTGTCGGTATCGCGACAGGCGTTGATCCGATCGCGACCAATCCGCAGGTCGGTATCTCATGGTCGAATGACGGCGGGTTAACCTACGGCAATGAGTTCATCCGCCCCTTGGGAAGGCAGACGACGGATTCCCGTATCATCATGACGCGAACGGGCCAGACCAGTAACCACGGCCGGCGCTGGCGCCTGAAGATATCTGACCCGGTGTATGGCGGGTTCCTTGGTGGTAACCAGGACACGAGGTTGATGCGGTGAAGCCGCTCCCGGGCAAGGATGTCCCGATCACGACACCTCAGCCGCTGTTCGTTGATCAAAGTTACTATGAGTTTTTTCAATCTCTGACCACTCTTTTGCTTTCGACGGCGAGTGCACTTTCTGCATTACCCGCGCACGATGTTACGAAGTCAGATGTCACGCGCACGATCAACCCACAGAGCGGAACGACCTATACGTTTCTGTTGACCGACGCTGGAAACATGGTCGAGTTCACCAATGCGTCTCCGGTAGCGGTGACGATCCCGCTAAATTCAAGCGTGGCGTTTCCGATCGGTACTCAGATCGATGTCATGGCCGGCGGTGCGGGCAAGGTGACCTTTGCCGGCGCTGGCGGTGTGACGCTAAAGTCCGTCAGCAGCCTGAAGTCACTCTCGGCCCAGGAAGCCGCGGGAACGCTGGTCAAGATGGCGACCGATACGTGGCGGCTGATGGGCAGCCTCATCGCATGAGCCATTTCGGTCTTGGTCTCGTTGGCGGTCTTCCGGCCGGGAATGACGTGTTCACTAAAGTCCTCTTGCATATGGACGGGCCCAACGGCGGAACCACGTTTCCAGATGACAATGCCCTTGGACTGTCTCACACCTTCACGCCAACGAATGCCACCACTTCGACAGCTAACCAGAAGTTCGGGCTATCCTCGATGCTTACCGCGGCGGGGTTTGTCACAACACCTGACAGCGCGGACTTTACGTTAGGGTCGGGCGATTTCACGGTTGACTATTGGTTCAACGCTAACGGGAATGCGTTCGGTGTCAATAAATATTTGGCTGGGCAAACCTCTGCTGGGAACGTGGCGGCGACTTCCGCGTGGGATTTCTTCGCTACAACGAGCGCGTTCTCGTTCGAAGTGTTTCAGGGCGGCGCGAACGTCCTGCTGAATGGCGCGATCAACTTTTCCGGAACATCGTCATGGAATCACGTCGCTGCGGTTCGAGTTAGCGGAACGCTAATACTGTTTTTGAACGGAACGAACGTGTCTCAGGTTGTCATTTCCGGAGCAGTGAACAATAGCCCCGCTTCGCTCAGTGTCGGACGGGCCGGAGATGCCACGCCGAATCCGTGGGTCGGATACATCGACGAGTTCAGGCTTTCGGTCGGGGTTGCGCGGTGGGTCTCTAATTTCACACCGCCAACTGCGCCTTACGCATAAAGGGAATATCATGAGCCGCCGGGCAGACATCAAACCGCTTCCATCACTGGAGCGGCTAGAAGAACTGTTGTCCTATGACGAGCACAGTGGCGTCCTGACGTGGAAGATGCAGCCGACAACTTCGCGATCGAACATCTCCCACAACAACAAGTGCGGAGGCAAGATTGCCGGAACGATCAACGAAGATGGAT